GCAGTTCCAACGATCGCGCGTGCTCGTAATATTATCTGCACTACTCTTGCAGGATTACCTCTAGAGCAATATTCAAAACTTAACGGCGGGCATCAACCAACCCCAGCCGTAATTAATCAGCCAGACCCACGCGTCCCCGGCTCTGCTATCTATGCATGGCTGGCGGAAGATTTACTTTTCCATGGAATTGGGTATGGCCAAGTCCTCGAGCAATATGGTGATACGGGTCGCGTTCGTTCATGGACTCGCGTAGCACCTGATCGCGTAACACCTCAACTTAATCACCTTCAGACCGAGACAGTCGGATACCAAGTCGATGGCTCAGTCGTTCCTACTCAAGGCGTGGGCTCTTTAGTCGTATTCTACGGAATGGATGAAGGACTTCTTAATCGCGCTGGTCGTACAATTCGTGCGGCTCATGCACTAGAGCAAGCGGCAGAAACTTTCGCGAAAGAGCCAGTACCTTTACAAGTTCTCAAGTCTAACGGAACGAATTTACCGGCAGAACGTATTTCAAAACTTCTAGAATCATGGCGTAACGCTCGACTCACCAAGTCTACGGCGTTTCTTAATGCCGATGTAGAATTGCAAGCGTTGGGCATCGATCCAGCAAAACTCCAACTCAATGAGGCTCGCCAGTATGTTGCTCTGGAATTGGCTCGCGCTTGCAACCTTCCCGCTTACTTCGTTAGCGCTGAAATGACGAGCATGACCTACTCGAACGCAGTATCGGAGCGTCGTTCGCTTATCGATTTTTCAATGAAACCAATTTTAACGGCTATCGAGCAACGCCTAAGCATGCCGGATTTCGTCTCTTCAACCTCGACGATCCGTTTCTCGCTAGACGAGTTCCTTCGTACAGATGCACTCCAACGCGCTCAGGTATACGAGATTCTCAATCGCATTGGCGCCATGAGTGTTGAGCAGATTCAAGAAGAAGAAGACTTAATTCATAACGAGAGGAACGACGCATGAAGATAACTATGCCAGTGGCAATTACGGCAGCGGATGCAGAGTCACGCATCATCGCTGGGCGTATTGTGTCTTGGAACGCTGAAGGCAACACCTCAGCCGGTCGCACGATGTTCGAGAAGGACTCGATCAAAATGTCTAAGAACACAAAACTAGTTCTTCAGCATGACGTAACAAGACCGCTCGGAAAACTCGTATCTTTTGAGCAAGATGAGCAAGGAATCGTCGCAGAATTTAAGATCGCTAAGACCACCGCCGGTAATGACGCCCTCGAAGAGGCTGCAACAGGACTTCGTTCTGATTTCAGCGTCGGGGTTGATGTCGAAGAGTGGAATAACAAGGACGGCGTTATGGCAATTAGCGCAAGTAACTTAATCGAGGTTAGCCTCGTAACAGATGGCGCAATCCCCGGCGCTGAGGTCGCAAAAGTAGCGGCCGTAGACAATGAAGTTTCTGAGCCAACTCAGGAAGAAATACCATCAACCACAGAAGGAGAACAAGTGTCAGACACTACCGTTCCAGAAGTCGCTCCTGCCGCAGAAACGGTAGAGGCTGCAAGAGTCGAAGTTAAGGCTGCAACAGCACCTTATATTTCGACAACAGTTCGTAACCCTATCGTTGATAAGGCTTCTTATCTCGAGCACTCAGTCCGCGCTTCACTTGGCAACGAGACATCTAAGATGTACGTCGCAGCAGCAGCAGACACAACAGATAACGCGGGACTCGTTCCAACACGTCAATTAACAGAAGTTATCAACGGCATCTCAAACGCAGATCGCCCAACAATCGACTCAATCTCACGCGGCACTCTTCCAGATGCAGGCATGACATTCGAGATTCCTAAGATCACAGTTGCCCCAACAGTTGCAGTAGCGACCGAAGGTGCAGCACCATCTGAAACAGACCAGAACGCAGCATTTGTAACTGTAAATGTCCAGAAGTTTATTGGCCGTCAGACCTTCAGTCTTGAGTTGTTGGATCGTTCGTCACCAGCGTTCTTTGCTGAACTTGTACGTCAAATGGAGTTCGCTTACGCAAAGGCAACAGATGACAGAGTTGCAACAATCCTTGCAACGAACGGAACTGATGGCGGAAACCGCTCAATCACAGATGGTTCAGATGTGGCTGATTTTGTATCAGATGCAGCAGTATCTATCTACACAAACACACTCGGATTCGCGCAGAATATCATCGTGAGCCCAGCGCAATGGGGCGTCCTCATGGGACTCGTGGACACAGCAAAGCGTCCAATCTTCCAGCAGACAATCAACCCACAGAACGCAGGCGGCGATCTAACTGCAACAGCAGTTCGCGGAAACCTACTCGGACTTAACCTCCGCGTATCTCGTGCGTTTTCAGGAACAGGCGATAACTCAATGATTATCGTTAATCCAGATTCATACACATGGTACGAGAGCCCACGTCTCTCACTTCAAACAAACCTCATCTCAACAGGTCAGGTAGAGGTCGGATACTACGGCTACGGCGCAATTGCTACCAAGTTGGGCGCTGGCGCTTACCGTTACATGGTTGCATAACCAAAACTAATCATGGGGGGGCGGTTGCTCCCGATCGCTCCCCCAGTCGTTTAATAGAGAGGATGTAGAGATGGCAACGATTGTCACCGTAGCAGAACTAAGGTCGATCCTTGGCGTTTCTACATCCCTTTATAACGACGCATATCTAACAGATGTAATAGATACGGCTGAGTCCGTAATTCTGCCTATGCTCGTCAAGTACGCATCGCCAATTCAGGCGGTAGAACTTGAGGACAATATCGCCACCTATCAAGTGTTAGGCGATAACAATTTCTCAGTGGGTCAGAGCGTCGTCGTCACAGGATGCGGCTCCCCGTTTAACGGAACACACACAATTTTAGAGTCTAGTAATTATGACGTCGATACCTTTATCGTAAATTCTAATTCTCGCGTCTTTGTTGATGGCGTTTACAGAGAGTTCAACGGATTCTTTACGGTAGCAATTACCAACGCAGATATTACAGAGCGCAGAGTTATTCCTTCAGGGCTTGCAACACTTTCAGGAGCCTCTACATACGTCGGAGTACCGGCGGTAGAGTCAGCAGTTCTCGCGGTATCGGTAGAAGTATTCCAATCTCGCATCGCCCCCGGCGGTCAGATCGAAGGCGTAGACTTTACTCAAGTATCGCCATATCGTTTAGGCCGCAGTCTTTTCAATAGAGTGTCAGGGCTCCTAGGGCCGTTTATTGACACCGATTCTATGGTGCAATAGTGCCAGCATCAACCATTCTTGACACAGTACGCCAGCCTCTAGCGACGGCCTTTGCTAACGTTGCCGGTAACGTGTACGCATACGTTCCAGAGGCTCCTATGGTTCCTTTCGTCGTGACGGTTCCAGACTCACCTTATCTCGAATTAGAAACAATCAATAAGAGCACACTTCACACAAAAATTAATCTCGTGATCTCGGTTGCTGTTGCTTATAACTCCAACCCAGCATCGCTCGACAATCTCGAGCAACTAGTAATGAGCGTTCTGAAAGTAATCCCAGTCGGGTACACAATCGGAGCAATAGAAAAACCTACGGTAACTCAAGTCGGGCCATCTAATTGCTTGGTCGCAGATATCAGAGTTTCCACCTACTACACACAAACAACATAAAGGACAATAATATGGCAACCGTCGTAATCACAGGGCGCGATATTTCTCTATCTTTCACAGGTGGAACAGATATCGAAGCACAAGCAACAAGCGCAGTACTTACAAAGACAAACGTTCGAGAGACATACCAAACCCTTGATGGCGAGGCTTACAAGACCACCAACATCGAAGGTACTTTCGCGCTATCTATGCTCGCAGACTGGGGCAAGGCTAACTCAGTATGTGAGGCTCTCTGGGCTGCGGCTGAAACCGCTCCAGACACAGATATCACCGTTAGCCTTACAGCCGCTACGGGTGCGGTATTCTCATTCCCAATCATGCCAGAATTTCCTACAGCAGGAGGCGCTGGAACAGATGCTCAGACAGTAGACTTTACTTTCAAAGTATCAAAGGGATCAGTCACAGAAACATTCAGTTAATCAACAGAACGGGAGCACAAAATGCAACAGAACATAACAATTAAATATAACGACGGAACAGAGACTATTTACCAAGTTCGCCCGCCAGATTACGCTAAATGGGAATTGACCACCAAAAAGGTTATCTCTCAATTCGGCGGAATGTGGGACATCCTTTACGTAGCCCATAGCGCTATGAAGAGAGATGCCGGGGGCAAAACAGTTAAGCCTTTGGATGTATGGATGGAATCGATCGCAGACGTTGAAGTCGGTGACGAAAACCCAAAAGTCATCCAAGAGGAAGCGTAAGCCGACTCTTAATAGAACTGGCAATCGCTACCCATATTCCTATGGATCATTGGCGAACAGGTGAAGATATCTTGACCGCTATTGAAATATTAGAGGAGCGTAATCGTGGCAAGTGATCCAGTAGCACTAGACCAAACCGAATTACGCCAAGTATTCAAGGCGCTTAAAGGTATGACGGATGAAGCAAAAGATGAAGCGAAACGCCAGTCGGGAGCGCTGGCGGAATTCGCTCGATCAGAAATTATCCAGACGGCTAACTCTCGGCCAAGCCGAGCAGTAGCAGGACGTATCGCTAGTGGAGCCCGTGTAAAGAAATCATCTAAGATAGGTGAGATTACTTATGGGTTCGCATCTCAGAAGTTTTCAGGCGGAGCAACTACGAAGGATATCTGGGGCGGTTCTGAGTTCGGTTCCAACAAGTTTAAGCAGTTCCCAGTCTGGTCAGGTCGCGAAGGTCGAGGCTCTAAGGGCTGGTTTATTTATCCAACGTTACGCAGGATTCAACCTGAGATAGTCGCTAAGTGGACTACCGCATTTGATAAGATTCTAAAGGAGTGGACATAATGGCCGCAACATCCAGAGCCTTAACACTTAAACTCCTTGCAGACGTTGATAGTTTTACAAAGAATCTTAATAAGGCTGATAACGACGTAAAAGGTTTTGGCGATAAAGTCGGAGCATTTGGTAAAAAGGCTGCTTTAGCATTCGCAGCCGCAGGAGCAGCCGCAGCCGCTTACGCTGGTAAATTACTGGTCGATGGCGTAAAGGCGGCGATCGAGGACGAAGCAGCCCAAGCCAAGTTAGCAAAAACCTTAAGTAACGTTACGGGCGCTACAGAGAAACAGATTGCAGCCGTCGAGTCACAGATACTTAAGACTTCCCTTTTAACTGGCGTAACAGACGATGAGTTACGTCCAAGTTTTGAAAGATTCTTACGCGCCACAGGCGACGCAGATAAGGCACTTCAACTACAGGCTACCGCGCTTGACGTCGCGGCCGGTAGTGGCAAGTCGCTCGAAGCCGTTACTAACGCAATGTCAAAGGCCCAAGAGGGCAACACCGCGTCATTGGTAAAACTGGGCGTAGGTCTTACTGCCGCACAACTCAAGACGATGTCCATGGAAGAGATTACGGCGAAACTTGCTGAGACCTTTGGCGGTCAAGCATCAGAACAGGCCGACACATTCCAAGGCAAGATGCAACGACTTAACGTGGCATTCGCAGAAGGTAAAGAAACCGTTGGAGCATTTGTCTTAGATGCCATTACTCCAATGGTTACCAATTTTGTTAATGAGGTTATACCGGCAGTTCAGAAGTTAGCAGAGGAACTAGGGCCGAAATTGACTCCAGTCTTTACCGCGCTTACAGACTATATTCGCGATTACGTAATTCCTACACTTAAATCAATGTGGTCTTTTATTACCGAGTTCGTCGTCCCAGCGATTTCAGCATTTTTGACGCCAGTAATCGATGGATTGAGATCAGCCTTTGAGAAGGTAACCGAAAAACTTACAGAAAATGAAGAAAAGTTAAAACCGCTAGTATCGTTATTTAAGACGGTCGCTGCATTTGTGCGCGATTATTTAGCCCCAGTAATCGGTACACAATTAAAATTTGCATTCACAACGTTAGGTACTGCGATCAGTATTATCATTGATAATTTTGCAACGTTAGTCAGTACAGTCAATAACGCCTATAACGCCATTAAAAAACTGGTTAAATTTATTGATGAAAACCCAATAGCATTAGGATCTACAGGCGTGGCAGGTTTTGGATTGCAAAAGTTATTCGGCGGGGGTAGGGCTATGGGTGGGCCAGTAAACGCTGGAACTACCTACATGGTTGGAGAACGTGGCCCTGAGTTATTTACGCCTAGCACGAACGGCACAATTATCCCTAACAATCGTCTGGGCACGAACGGCGGCGCTGGAACAGTTATTAACTTAACGGTAAATGGCGCAATCGATAGCGAATCAACCGCTCGACAGATCGTTCGCATACTTAATGACTCACAGGCCAGAGGAACGCTTGGAAGCGGGGCCTTTGCATGACCGCTTATACACCCGATTTTAAGGTACTTATAGACGGCGTAGAACTCACAGACGTTACTATTGCAGACTTTACTATTACTTCTGGGCGTACCGATATCTATCAGCAACCCGTCGCCGGGTATTGCCAACTTCAATTACTTAACCTAGATAACTCATCCTATGATTTCAACGTGGGCTCAGGGCTAGCGGTAGAGGTAACCAACTCAGTAGGGGCTTATATACCTATCTTTGGTGGACTTATCTCAGACTTTACGATTACGGTTAATGCAACGGGGCAACTGGGCTACACGACGGTAGGCACTCTTACCGCGCTCGGATCATTGTCTAAACTACCTAAAAATATTACAGAAGGAATACTTTCGCAGGACTTCGACGGCGATCAGATTTACACACTTCTTTCAGATTTTTTACTTGGTCGATGGAATGATCTATCACCTAGCCAAACTTGGGCGGCATATCCTTCTACTCAAACTTGGGCTAACGCCGCGAACTTTGGTCTAGGCGAGATCGATCAGCCGGGCATCTATGAACTTATTTCAAGATCATCTAGCGATACAGACCTTTACTCCTTGTGTAGCGATATTGCGACTTCGGCGCTTGGAGTCATATATGAGGACGCTAGCGGTAATATTAGTTATGCGGATGCTACCCATCGACAGGACTACTTAGCCAACAACGGTTACACGACGCTAGATGCCAATCACGCCAACGGCGTCGGGCTATCAATATCTACTCGCTCTGGCGATATTCGTAACTCATTTACTATAACTTACGATAATAATGCCAATCAAAGTTACACGGCCTTCGATTTAGAAAGTCAAGCACTTTATGGCGTTTATGCTGAGTCTTATACCTCTCGCATTAAGAAAACAGACGACGCGGAAGATTTAGCCGATCGGTATATCGCGTTACGCGCTAACCCTTCTGCCAAGTTCCAGAATATTACTTTTGTTCTCGGTAACCCTGAGATCGACGACGCTGATCGAGATGCCCTAATCAACATATTCCTAGGCCAGCCAGTCTGGGTACAAAATCTCCCCTCTAATATCTTAGATGGCCAGTTCCAAGGGTTTATAGAGGGTTGGACATTCAGAGCAAGCCTTAACAATCTCACGGTAACATTCAACGCATCTCCTATAAACTTTAGCCAAATTGCGGTAAAATGGGAACAGGTAGACTCAGCGGAAACATGGAACACTCTCAACCCTAGCCTGACTTGGCTAACAGCGATCGGAGCAGTAGCGTAATGGCAACAACAACCAACTTCGGGTGGGATACCCCAGACGATACGGATTTCGTTAAGGATGGCGCAGCCGCTATTCGTACCCTTGGCTCTAATATCGACACTTCATTGGTCGATCTTAAGGGCGGTACTACAGGACAAATTCTTGCTAAGGCATCTAATACTGATCTTGATTACTCATGGGTAACCAACGACGTAGGCGATATTACCGCCGTTACTGCCGGTACTGGTCTCACAGGCGGCGGCACATCTGGCGCGGTTAGCCTTGCCATCGATTCAACAGTAACAACATTGACAGGCACACAGACACTCACCAACAAGACGCTGACATCGCCAGTCTTGACGACACCAAGCATCAGCAACATCGATGCAAAGGGTGACTTACTTGCTGGAACAGCCGACAACACAATCGGCCGCTTGGCCGTCGGTACCAATGGTCAAGTACTCGTAGCGGATAGCGTTGAAACAACAGGCATGAAATGGGCAACGCCAGCGGCTCCTACATTTGTCGGTGCTGTGTGCAACAAAGATGCAACGCAAACATTTACGACTTCGACTTATACGGCAGTAACGTGGAATCTTGAATCAATCGACACGGACGGATTTCACTCAACCGTAACCAATACATCTCGTTTTACAATTCCAACTGGAAAAGGCGGAAAATACCAAATAACTGCCAGAATATCTTGGGCACAAAATACAACAGGTCGCCGAATTTTGGATTTTTACAAAAACGGCAGTTCTGCGCCATTTGGTTATTTTGAAACAGGAGCGCCACCTGCCGTTAGCCAATTTACAATTTTCGGGACTGCTGTATTCGAGGCAGTAGCAGGAGATTATTTTGAGTGTT